ACTCCGGCACGGTGTTCCCCAATAGGGTCTACACCATAGGCCAGCCCAGCAGGTACACCGCCTCGATGGATGGCAGTACCCTGGAGGGCGAGTCCATCAACCGGAACTCCAATTTCGGCAAATTCATGGCAAGCCTGCTGGAGCTGGGCTTCCCCAAGGATAGGATGGCCATAACCAACATCCATGAGATGCTGGTGGGGATGGTAGCCCAGTGGGACCAGGTGCAGCAGCCCGATGGCACCCAGTCGAAGGGAGTGTTCCCCCTGGAGATATACCATCTCCCAGGGAGCCAGAACGGGGCAGTCACCCCCGCTCCCGTTCCTACCCCAGCCCCTGTACCGGAGCCTGTACCGGCGGGGACTGATATGTTTGCCCTTGGAGTGCAAACCGCCCAGCAGTTGATGGCAGACCACCCCGGTGAAGCCACCAGGCAGAAGCTGTCCGCTGCCATATTCAGGATGAAGGGTGGGCCATACTCGGAGGAGCAGCTCATAGCCCTGGTGAATGGCATCTATGACGAGCAGTTCGTGACCGCTCTGGCCGATGCCGGAATCTCTATGGACGGTGAGCTGTTTTGCCAGAGCTGATCTCGTCCACTGAACTGTCGATGTCGGAGGCGGCGGACCTCCTCGATCCACCAGCGGAGAGGGACGAGAGTAAGGCTCACGTCTCCCACCTGGTCAACGAGGCGGTACGCATCATCGGCAACGGCAAGGCCTACGATGGTGAGCCCACCCAGTGGGGCTGGAACATCATGGCCCTGGGCCGGATAGTCGAGAGTGTGGTCCGGCCCATAGTTCAGAGAGAGGCTGAGAGAAGAGGCTGGCGGTTCAGTCCCCAGGTTGTGTGTGAGGTAGACGGGATAGTTGGTAGCCTGGATGGACTGCTAGTCTCGGACGCTGGGGTGGAAGCTGTGGTGGAAGTCAAATCCCGCCACAGCAGCCCCAGCGATCCACGGGACAACTGGCGCTACATGGCCCAGGTACAGGCGTACTGTCGGATGGCATTCACGCAAGTAGCGTGGATGCCCATCCTGTATCTGCCCAGGAGAGGGCCACCCAATGCGGAACTGCACCTTCACGTCATCCAGTTCGAGGTGCAGGAATTGGTCGAGAACTGGGACATGCTGAGGAATATACGAGGGGAGAGGATTCATGACGACGTTGGAGGACCTTAAGAAATCAGGGTGGCAGGATGTCATCAAGATGTCACCGAAACGCGCCATCATGTCCATCGAGGGACTGGACAAGACGGGCAAGAGCAGGCTGGCTATGACGGCACCGGAGCCGATAGTCTACCTCGACCTGGACATTGGCACAGAGGGTGTCATAGAGCCTATGATGGCCCAGAGGCAGATCATTCGGTATCAGGTAGATCAGCCGCCCAAGCTTGGAACATCATCGGAGTTGATAAGCAGCTTCACCCCAATCTGGGAGGACATTCGGGCCAGGGTCTCCGAGGCATTGCAACTGGAATCCGGCACCCTGGTCATAGACTCATTCGGCGAGGCCTACGAGATATGCAGGTTGGCCCACTTTGGTAAGCTGGCCCAAGTGCAGCCTCACCAGTACCAAGTAGCTTACGCTCAGTTGCGGGAGATAGTTCGGGTAGCGTACAAGAGCAGCATGAACCTCATCCTCCTGCACAAGCTGGGGAACAACTTCCACACCGGGGAGCTTGAACATCAGGGGTGGAAGGATGTCCCATTTGTAGTGCAGGCCACACTCAGGACCCACCGGAAGGACGGAGACTTTGTCACAGGGCCAGTGTTCTCCGCTGAAGTGATGTCGTGCCGGAAGGATATGACGCTCATGGGCCAGACCCTGATGCAGGGGCAGGCATCCCAGCCAGGGCAGATACCACACAGCCTGGACATTACAAAATTCCTGGATATCATCCACCCTAGCTAACGTGTATCAGATGCCAGGGGACGGTCCGGCATCATGCAGTCTGTGTTCCCACGCCCTCTACCTGACTGCTCCCTGGCACGGGAGGGACCGTGATCTACATAACCAGTGCGGCGAATGACAACGATCTAAGGAAGGCTTTAAGCGAGGCGGTTGAGGCCCCAATAGCATTCGGGGATGTCCTCATCGAGGGTGTGTCCGAGACTGGTAGCAAGATATGGGCGGTGGGGGAGCGCAAGAGGTCTGTAGACCTGCTCAAATGCATCTCCGATGGCAGGCTGCTCAAGCAGGTTAGGGACGCATACGGCGTGGGTTGGGACCGCTATTTCCTCGTCATCGAATCCATCATGCGGCGCAACCAGGAGGGCAACGTCGAGTACAGGACGGGGCCGCATTGGGCCGCAACCACCATGCCCTGGTCCAGGTTCCAGGCCTACCTGAACGCCCTCCACTATCAGATGGGCGTGTACGTCCTCTGGTCAACGAGTGTGCGTAATACAGCGGAGACTATCCGAGGACTACATACGTTTTTTTCCAGCGTTGACCACCAGAGTTTGAAGCAGTTCCATGCCCCCACTCCCAGCCTGATCTATAACCCTACGCTCATCCGGCGGGTGGCTAACCAGCTTCCAGGCATAGGTTGGGAGCGGAGTCTGAGCGTAGAGAACCACTGGAGCAGTGTGAGGAGGATGATCAACGCCTCTGCCCAGGAATGGCAGGAGATCGAGGGGATAGGCAAAGGCATAAGCAATCAGATAGTGGAGGTGTTGGAGTGAATGGACCTATTCGGTTCATCTGGTGCCCGGCCCATCATGCCAATGGGACCGTGCGGCAACTCTACCCCCTGGAGGAGGAGGCCACCGAGTACCACGGGATATGGGTATGCCAGAACTGTGGCGGTCATGTGCAGAAGTCAGGGAGCAAATCTAGCGAGGTAGCCTGGGAGGCGGTGAGCAATGCTGTATGAGGCTAACAGAGAGTGTACTGCCTGTTCTCTACGGGAGTCATGCAAGGGGCCGGTGCCAGCGGTAGGGCAGGGCAGGGTGATGCTGATAGGCGAGGCCCCTGGTGCCAACGAGGACGTAGACGGGAGGCCCTTCACGGGGAAAGCAGGGAAGTACTTGGACTCCCTGCTAAGGTCGGCGGGGATAGACCGTAGTAGCGTCATCATCAGCAACACGGTCAAGTGCAGGCCGATCAGGAACAGGACTCCCACCAGGGCCGAGGCAGACTACTGCGCTGACAGGTGGCTGGACGTGGAGATACTCTACCACCAGCCGGATATCATAGTGCCGATGGGCAAGGTGGCGATAGAGCATTTCCTGGGGCACATCACGGTTGAGCATACCCACGGCATACCCATACTGAGGGAGGGCTATACCATCCTGCCCGTCTACCACCCAGCGGCGGGGCTGCACAACACCACGTTGATGCGCTCCATCCAGTCAGACTTCCAGGTGCTGGGCAAGCTGGTGAGGGGAGAGGCGGTTGAGCGTCCGGTGGATGACCTGGAGCCGGTGTACCAGGAGGCTATGTCGGAGGATGGATGGTCTATATTTAACCCTGATCTCAAGGGTAAGACGGTCACAGCCTGGGACACCGAGACGGTAGACGGCAAGCTGTGGTCCATCCAGGGAAGCTCCACCCCTGGGGAAGCCATGTTCTTTGGCGTAGACAACTGGGAGGTGGAGCCGGGTGAGCATGGGATAGTACATAACTACCTCTATGACGCCCAGTGGATGAACCTACCAGGGCGCACCGATGACACCATGGTCATGGCCTATGTGCTGGGACTGCCCCAGGGCCTGAAGGAGCTGGCATGGAGGCTGTGCGGGATGGAGATGGCCAGCTATACCGATACCATAGGGGGCTACCGCAAGGCTAAGGCCATGGCGTGGCTCACCGAAGCATCCCAGCGGGAGTGGCCGGACCCACCGCTGCTGGAGAACGTGAGCTGGAGCAAGAAGGACAACAAGCTGGTCACCCAGTTCAAGCGGCCACAGGACATCACCAAGAAGATCAGGCGAATCATAGCCGATGTAGTAGGCGGTAGGGAGCTGAAGAGTGGGCCGGTGGATGCGTGGAACAGGTGGCACCAGATAGATGCCAGGGAGAGGGCTGTGGTGGAGGAGGCGCTAGGTCCCATGCCGGACGCATCGCTGGCCGATGTACCCAAGGATGAGGCTGTCTACTACGCTGCTAGGGATGCCGACGCTACTCTCAGGGTGTACAACAAGCTCCGGCCCATGCTGTCCGAGGCAGAGCTGGACTACGTCTACGAGATGGACAGGCAGACCCTGCCCATAGCCCTGGAGATGCAGAACAACGGCATCAAGTTGGATGTCCAGTACCTACGCAACCTGGGAAGGCACTACCTGGAGCTTATGGAGGCCAAGGCCGAGGAGATATTCCAGGTGCTGGGGAGGAGGTTCAACCCCAATTCGGACAACCAGCTCAGGGAGATATTTTACGAAGGCCTGGGGTACAAGCCCACCAGGTACACCGAGACAGGCCTCCCATCGGTCAAAGGCGAGGAGCTGGCCAAGGTAGGCCACCCCGCCGTGCCTCTGATAGAGGAGTACAAGCACCTGGCGCATCTGAAGGACAGCTTCTGCGATACTTTGCCAAACAAGGTCAACGAGATTGGGCGCATCTGCCCCACTGTCAACGTAACCAGGACCGAGACTGGCCGGTGGAGCATGAAGAACCCCAACCTACAGCAGATACCGTCACGCACGGAACTGGGGAGGGCTATAAGGAAGGCCTTCATCTGCCCCCCAGGCACCTCCCTGGTGGCTATCGACTACTCGCAGATAGAGATGAGGGTAGCCGCCCACCTGTCCAGGTGCAAGAGTATGATCCAGTTGTTCGAGGAGGGTAGGGACATCCACAGCGAGACGGCCAGCCAGATATTCGGGATACCCCTGGAGGATGTAACGACCAGGCACAGGTATCCCACCAAGACGATGGGTTTCGGCGTGATCTACGGCCTCACCCCCCATGGCCTGCACAACCAGATGGTGTCCGAAGGGCTGGAGGACTGGACCTCATCACGCTGCGAGGAGTTCATCGACGAGTATTACAGGCTGAGACCGGAGCTTAGGGTGTGGCAGGACATGATCAAGGAGGGTGCCCGTAGGGATGGGTACGTCAGGGATATGTTCGGGCGGATACGATACACGCCGGAGCTGCTATGCCCTCTGGACAACTACAGGTCGGCAGGGGAGAGGCAGGCTATCAATATGCCGGTGCAGTCATCGGCGGGGGGCATCATCAAGCTGGCCATGTCCAAGATGGACAGGCTGTACACCAGTGACCCTAGCAGCCACATACCCTGGATATGGCTCCTGGCCATCCATGACGAGATCATGGTCGAGGTACTGGACGATGACGTGGACGGCTTCATACGCTGGGCCTCCCAGGTCATGGAGTCGGCGGTGAAGCTGTCTGTGCCTGTGCTGGTGGAAGCCAAGTCAGGGAAGAACTGGGGGGAGATGTCCCCCAGGGTGTTGACCACAACATCATGATGTGCTAGTCTAGAGATAAGGGTGGTTCGACCTCCCACAGCCTCCTTGCATCGGATGGCTTACGGGCATATAAGGGCGATAATGGGTTGCTCCTGGGGGTCTCACCACCCCCCTTTTGATAGGAGTGCCCGCCACCCCCCCACATTAGGAGAGAGATGAGTAAACCTCGTGCCATAGAACTATTCGCAGGGGTGGGCGGCTTCCGGCTTGGCGCTGAAGAGTGGTGGGACGTGGTATGGAGCAACCAGTGGGAACCCTCGACCAAGGCCCAACAGAGGTACTGAGAAAGGTACACGCCGGGGAAGCGGAGATACCGGACCATGACCTGCTCATGGCAGGCTTCCCCTGCCAGGACTACTCGGTGGCCAGGACGTTGAACCAGGCCACCGGACTGGAGGGGAAGAAGGGGGTACTGTGGTGGTACATCCACGAGGTGATCCGCCTGAAGCGGCCCCGCTTCATCCTTCTGGAGAACGTCGATCGCCTGCTCAAGTCCCCCGCTACCCAGAGGGGCAGGGACTTTGCGGTGATGCTGTACTCCCTGGTCACATCGGGCTACAGGGTGGAATGGAGGGTGATCAACGCTGCCGATTACGGCTTCCCCCAGAGGAGGCGTAGGGTGTTCATAGTGGGGGAGAGGGGAAGTGATGTCTTCAGCCCCTACGTCCTGGGCCAGGCCTTCCCTTCCAAGGGAGAGTCTACCCTCGATTCGTTCCCCCTGAGTGGACCTCTAGAGGCCATCAGTGGGGTGTTCGGAGCTGGGCTGAAGACATCGCCCTTCCGCAACTCTGGCATATTGAGTGGGACCGTGGTTCACACCAAGGATGTGGAGCCTGACTACGATGGGGATAGGGTGACGCTGGGGGACATCTTGCAGCCCCAGGAGGAGGTGAGTAGGGACTTCTTCATCCCAGGTATGCAGCTCGATAAGTGGGAATATCTCAAGGGGGCGAAGAAGATCCCCAGGAAGCACCAGGGTAGCGATACGCACTACTACTACCAGGAGGGTGCCATCGCCTACCCAGACCGGCTGGATATGCCGTCGAGGACCATCCTCACCGGGGAAGGAGGCTCCGGTCCATCACGGTTCAAGCACCTGATCAGGACACCTGATGGACGATCGCGGAGGCTAACCCCGATAGAGCTGGAGCGGCTGAACGGATTCTCAGGAGACTGGACCGAGGGAGCCACCGATAGCAGAAGGGCGTTCCTGATGGGCAATTCCCTTGTGGTTGGTCTGGTAGCAGAGATAGCCAGGGTACTGGCAGAGAGAGGAGAGTGACATGGTCAAAGCGATAGAACCCATAGCGATAGATCATCCCGGCCTGGCAGAGGCTGGCAGGGCTGTGATGGCCAGGCGCAAGGCCGTCAAGGACATCCAGAAGGACGAGAAGGAGAACCTACAGATAGTCCACGTCATACTGGACGAGCTGGCCGGGGAGGTGGACAAGTACGAGGTGGACGGCATAGTCATAAACCGGACCATAGCCAGGGGAGCTGCCACCATGTCCAAGTTCAAGGAGTTGCTGATGGAGAGGCTGTCAGTCTCCGTACCCAGACTGGGCGTCATCATCGAGCAGTGTGAAGAGGAGTCCAGGGGCGAGTCCCGCATCACGGTTCGGATCGATCAGGTCAGATGAGGGTGGAAGAGAAGTACATACCGAATAGCTTCTTCCAGGTCTGCCAGGCGGGGGGGACTCCCCCGTGCAAGGCCTACACCGAGTGGACCTGCATCATGTGCGAGAAGCCGGTCTGCCCGGTACATCAGAAGAAGTCAGTGTGTATGGTGCCCGAGAACTGGTTACCGGCGGAGTAAGATAGAGGGGCTGATGAAGGTATGGCAGACATAACCCGGTCTGCCAGCGGGGTGAGAGGGAGTCAGGATGGTAGACCAAGCTCCTCACAAATTAGGGCCATTGGCCCCTCAACCGTGTCCTAGTTTACACCGATCAGGAGGAACAATGCGACGCTTGAGCGACCAACAGCTACTGGCAATT